ACCCCCTTACTTTGTCAGGGGGATATCTCCTTCAGTTCTGACCATTCGCCTTAATACTTTCCTTAAGTCGATGTAAAGTTGAAGGTCTCCATTTGCTGCGGCATCAGCCATTTTTTGCCTGACAAGCAGTAATGTTTCATACGGCTCAATAAGAATATCGTCATGAGTAATTAGGTGAAGCGTTGCCGCATCAACTATTCCTAGAGCTGCGCCAAGTATCAAAAATTCCCTGCTATTTTTGTCGCATGAGGAGATAAGCGTATTTAGCGCATACCTAATATTCTTTATAGCTGTTGTTAATGCTGCAATTTCTTCTATGGCGTCTTCTCCAATGAGCTTTTTAAGCTCATATTTTTCTTCCTGACCCATAATTACCTCGCCGTCAGTTGTTTTGATTTCCGGTAGCCTGCCGCGTAAAGAGCTACGTTTGGAAGACAAGTTGAACCTTCATATTTTCTGGTCAACGTTGTCAGAGTTATCACTTCTGCTCTCATTGCTGGTTTGCGCTTGCATTGCAAGACCACTCGTGAAGGGGTTGGCCTGTGTAGCTTGTCGGAGCTGATCGCCTCCTGACTTTGCAGATTTGCACGACGAGCTCTACGGCGAGAAGCTGCGGTTCCTTTAAATTCTGTTTTTCTGGACATAGATTCCTCCCGAATAAACTTTGGCGATGCAATCTCGAAGCCCCTCCTGAGACGGTTGCTTCGGCATTGCATCCCACAGCTTATGTGGTTGGGTGATCTGGCTTTTCAGCCACGTAGTCGAGTGTTCGACGTTGTTTAAAGAGCCTGCCAGTCTGTTCCGTTTGGCTTCCAGCTTCCTGCTGATGGCGATAATAATGAACTAATAGTTCGAAATTATCAAGAACTATTGGTACGAAATTTTGTGATTTATTAACTCTACGAAATATGATTTTGATATATAAGGAAATTTATTTTTGTAAAGGTTGAAGACTGGTCAGTTGTGGAGAAAGAATGATTTTGCTGGCGTGTTGGTTTGCGGTTTACCACATGTGCGGTTGTTAAGTCTGTGAGGCAAAGAAAACCCGGCGCTGAGGCCGGGTTATTCTTGTTCTCTGGTCAAATTATATAGTTGGAAAACAAGGATGCATATATGAATGAACGATGCAGAGGCAATGCCGATGGCGATAGTGGGTATCATGTAGCCGCTTATGCTGGAAAGAAGCAATAACCCGCAGAAAAACAAAGCTCCAAGCTCAACAAAACTAAGGGCATAGACAATAACTACCGATGTCATATACCCATACTCTCTAATCTTGGCCAGTCGGCGCGTTCTGCTTCCGATTAGAAACGTCAAGGCAGCAATCAGGATTGCAATCATGGTTCCTGCATATGATGACAATGTCGCCCCAAGACCATCTCTATGAGCTGAAAAAGAAACACCAGGAATGTAGTGGCGGAAAAGGAGATAGCAAATGCTTACGATAACGTAAGGAATTATTACTATGTAAACACCAGGCATGATTCTGTTCCGCATAATTACTCCTGATAATTAATCCTTAACTTTGCCCACCTGCCTTTTAAAACATTCCAGTATATCACTTTTCATTCTTGCGTAGCAATATGCCATCTCTTCAGCTATCTCAGCATTGGTGACCTTGTTCAGAGGCGCTGAGAGATGGCCTTTTTCTGATAGATAATGTTCTGTTAAAATATCTCCGGCCTCATCTTTTGCCCGCAGGCTAATGTCTGAAAATTGAGGTGACGGGTTAAAAATAATATCCTTGGCAACCTTTTTTATATCCCTTTTAAATTTTGGCTTAATGACTATATCCAATGAGTCAAAAAGCTCCCCTTCAATATCTGTTGCCCCTAAGACCTTTAATATATCGCCAAATACAGGTAGCTTGGCTTCTACCTTCACCGTTGTTCGGCCGATGAAATGCATATGCATAACATCGTCTTTGGTGGTTCCCCTCATCAGTGGCTCTATCTGAACGCGCTCTCCACTGCTTAATGACATTCCTTTCCCGATTAAAAAATCTGTCAGATCGGATGTGGTCGGCCCGAAAACAGTTCTGGCAAAACCAATGGTGTCGCCTTCAACAAACAAAAAAGATGGGAATCCCAATGATTCGTCATCTGCGAGGCTGTTCTTAATATCTTCAACTGAAGCTTTAGAGCGATTTATCTTCTGAACCAGACTCTTGTCATTTGTTTTGGTAAAGAGAAAAGTTTTTCCATCGATTTTATGAATATACAAATAATTGGAGCCAACCTGCAGGTGATGATTATCAGCCAGCAGAGAATTAAGGAAAACAGACAGGTTTATTGAGCGCTTATCTTTCCCTTTATTTTTGCTGCGGTAAGTCGCATAAAAACCATTCTTCATAATTCAATCCATTTACTATGTTATGTTCTGAGGGGAGTGAAAATTCCCCTAATTCGATGAAGATTCTTGCTCAATTGTTATCAGCTATGCGCCGACCAGAACACCTTGCCGATCAGCCAAACGTCTCTTCAGGCCACTGGCTATCAGCTATGTGACGATGAAGTCACGAACTTTTCAGCCACTCCCTTGCCTCGATGTCATCCAGATGGCGAGATTGCTTCAGAATACCAGCTACATACTCCACCTTTGCTACTTGATGATAAGGCAACGTTATTGGCCTATGGTCCTGGTTGATGCTTGTAAACTGGTATTCTCCGTCTCTGTCATAGCCAAGAACTTTGATCATGTTGTGTCCTTCAACGGTTCTGACAAACACCTCATCACCCGGGAATACTTTGGTGTTAGGCTCAATGAGTACATATTCTCCTGATTTTATTCTGGGCCACATGCTGTCTCCTTTCACACGAAGACCAAAGGCATCTGGATCATCGCTATAAATCTTGAGCCACCCATCGCGCTCTTCGGTCATCTCGATGGCACCATCAACACCAAGAATTGCCTCACCAACCACGCGCACTAACCCTTTTTTTAATTTGCCAACAAATGAAAGAGTATCTTCATCATTCGCTCCATTTAACGAAGTGCCGTGCTGAAGCCACACAACATCAACGTTTAGAAATTTCGCAAGCGCATTCATTTTTTCCTGACGTGGTAAAGACTCAGCATTAAACCATTTGCTAACGCCTTTGGACGAAAGAGAAAGGGCGCGGGCTATGGCCATTCCCCTACCATGTTCATCAAGACCAGCTTCTTTACAGGCTTGCGCTAGCCGCTGGGCGAATTCTTTGCGCACTTTTTCATTCTGAACCATGAGTACGATACTAAAGCACTTGCAAAAACTTTCAGTTCAATCATAATGCGTACTGAAAGTACGAAAAAGGATATCCACATGCAAAATCTTGATGAGCCGATTAAAGGTGTCGGCATCCCTGAAGTTGCGAAGGCTTGTGGAGTTAGCGAAAGGGCTGTCTATAAGTGGCTCAAAAACGGCTTCCTCCCTAAGACTGAGTTTTTTGGGAAAACGAAATATGCATCAAAAATCGAAGAGATTTCTGGTGGCAAATATCAAGCAAGCGAAATGCTTGAAATAAGCAAAAAGAACCTTTTGGCAGCATAAGTAACCCCGCTCTTTGTAACAACGGACATTCGTCCTACGTCGCTGAAAAGCGAATCCCAGAATATCTGACCAACCAAGGCCATATGCGTTTCCACGCATACCTTTCAACTAACTATTCACTATTGGAAAATTAACAAATGACACAAGCAAGTTACAGCAAGCCAACACAGCGAGAAATTGATCGCGCAGAAACAGATTTACTCATCAACCTGTCAACTATTACCCAGCGCGGTCTGGCAAAGATGATTGGCTGTCATGAATCGAAGATAAGCAGAACGGACTGGCGGTTTATTGCTTCGGTCCTGTGTGCTTTCGGAATGGCATCAGACATCAGTCCGATTAGCAGGGCTTTTAAGTATGCGCTTGATGGACTCACCAATAAAAAACGCCCGGTGTGCAAGACCGAGCGTTCTGAACAAATCCAGATGGAATTTTAACAACATCCAGCGAGGTAATTATATGCGAAAAACGCAGGAAAATAAACGCGTTAATCACCGAAAAGATGTGCTACGTGACCAGTTTTATCAGGGGGTTAATCCAGCAATAGCTGTGCCACTGAGAGAAATACTTAACAGGTACAAAACTTCGGAGAAGTCAAAATGAGCATGAATCTTATGGCTAAGGCCATGAATATAAAGGTTGGCAACCCACTGAGAAAACTGGTTCTGATTAAACTTGCCGATAACGCCAATGATAATGGCGAATGCTGGCCTTCATATCAACATGTCGCTGACCAGTGTGAGGTGAGCAGATCGACAGTAAAAAGTCACATTAGGGCACTGGAAGAGATGGGGCTTTTGAAAAGGGAATTCAGAAGAAAAGGAGAGCTTAACCAGTCAAACGTTTTTTATCTGACGCTGGATAATGCACAACAAATCCAACCAGAATCAGGTGGGGCAGGAGCTGCCCGGGGTGGGGCAGGAGCTGCCCTAGGGGGTGGGGCAGGAGCTGCCCCCAGAACCTATCACTCTTTTGAACCAGTCAATGAACCTAAAAACATTATGTTCGAACATGTCCGAACGGAGTGTGAAAAAACTCCTGACCGTCACGAAGAAACCGACAAGGCATTCGAGGAAATATTCTGGTGTGCAGGCATGCGGAAAGCCGGGAAGAAAAACGCAGCTTCGGCATTCAGAACACAGTTCAGGGAATGGCGTAAAACTACCAGGGGTACGGCAAGCGAGTTTGCCACGATGCTGGCAGAAGACATCGCATGCAGGAGTGGTAAGCAGTTCGGATTCGACAGGTTGTTACCATCGAGCTACCTGAACGGTCAACGCTGGAACGACGAGAAGCCAGAAACTATTCAACCGCAACCCAAACCATCATCCGCAATCACCGTATCGAAAACTGGCTACGTGTTTTTCGACAGGTGAACCATGAGATCCAGAATCAAATCGTTACTTATCGCTGGCTATAACCATGGCTGGCTTAGTTCTGCATTCGTTGAGTTCTGGTTTAACCGTCTCGATCTGAGGTCAGCGTAATGACTCCAAGTGAACTGAGCGACCTGCTTTGGGCGCAGGTTGACAGGGTGGCTCCGCACCTGTTGCCAAACGGCAAGAAAGAGGGGCATGAGTGGGTTGCCGGTAATGTCAACGGTGACAAGGGAAACAGCCTTAAGGTCAACCTTAGCGGCAAGAAAAAATGGGCTGATTTCGCCGAGGGAGACGGCGGTGACATGCTTGATTTGTGGATGGCATGTCGTGGAATTAACCTGCATCAGGCTATGCAGGAAGCGAAAGCATTTCTCGGTATCAAGGATGACGATCACCATTTCGATGCCAAACGTGAGAAAAAATTCTCCAGACCTGATCGCAAGAAAATCGCCCGCTACGTTACCAGAACAGAATCCCATCTTGAGTACCTGCAATCGCGTGGCATATCGCCAGAAATCGTAAAGCGCTACGAGGTTGTCAGCGGCAAGGTGTGGAATGGAGAGCGGGAACTGGATGCTCTGGTGATTCCGTACAAACGCGATGGTGAGTTGTTGCAGGTCAAGCGAATCAGCACTGAGCGCCCGGACGGGAAGAAAGTCATTATGGCAGAAGGTGATTGCGAACCTTGCCTGTTCGGATGGCAGGCTCTGGACGCTGGCGTGAGGGCGGTTGTACTTTGCGAAGGCGAAATTGATTGTATGAGCTATGCGCAATACGGCATCTCGGCGTTATCCGTGCCGTTTGGTGGCGGGAAAGGCGCTAAGCAACAGTGGATTGAGTTTGAGTATCACAACCTCGACAGGTTTGAGGAAATATTCATCTCGATGGACGTTGATGATGTTGGTCGTGAAGCCGCAAGGGAAATCGCAAGCCGACTCGGTGAACATCGTTGCCGTCTTGTTACTCTGCCGTACAAAGACATCAATGAATGCCTGATGAACAGTGTTACCGAGGATGAAATCTGGCAGTACATCGGCACGGCATCCTACTTCGACCCTGAAGAACTCTACAGCGCGCGCGAGTTTTACCAGGACACTATCAACGCTTTCTACGGCAAGCAGCAGTATCTGTTTAATCCACCGTGGGAATCTCTGGCAGATAAATTCCAGTTCCGTGAGGCAGAGTTGACGCTGGTCAATGGTGTGAACGGTCACGGAAAAACGGAGGTTGTCGGGCATATGGCACTTGAGGCAATGCGTCAGGGTGTGAAGACGTGCATCGCGTCACTTGAGCTGAAGCCTGGTATTCTCCTTAAGCGCCTTACCCGTCAGGCGACGTGCTGCAAGATGCCGCCAGTGCTGGAAATTGACTCTGCATTTAAATTTTATGACGAAAGACTTTGGGTGTTTGGCCTGACCGGAACGGCGAAAGCCGACAGGCTGATCGAAATATTCGACTACGCTCGCCGCCGATACGGCATCCAGTTATTCATCATCGACAGCCTGATGAAATGTGGCATAGGCGACGATGACTATAACGGGCAGAAGGCGTTTGTTGACTCGATATGTGACTTCAAAAATAAAACAAACTCCCACGTCATTCTCGTTACTCACTCGCGAAAAGGAGACAGCGAAGAAAAACCAACCGGGAAAATGGACGTAAAAGGCTCTGGAGCGATAACAGACCTGACAGACAACCTTTTCATCATCTGGCGTAACAAGGCTCGCGAGAGAGCGTTACAGAGAGTTCAGAGTGGTGAAAAGATGTCAGAGAAGGACGAACAGCTACTGGCATCTCCGGCATCTGTTTTGATGCTTGAAAAACAACGTAACGGCGAAGGTTGGGAAGGTGGTGTCCCGTTGTTCCTTGACGAGCAATCGCACCAGTTCCTGCAACTTGAATCAGGATCGCCATATAGCTACATCGCCAATATGCAGAAATCGGAATATGACGAGGCGTGGCGACAGGAAAACGTGACGGAGTATTAAATGACCATCTACATCACTGAGCTGATAGCAGGGTTATCGTTACTAATGGTTCTTACTGTATATATTATTAAGTATATTCTTTATGCGAATAAAAAAACTAATTGATCACGATGAGCTTCTGTCAACATTATCATATGACTCAGAAACAGGAATATTTAAATGGCTAAAAACAAATTCAGTAGTAAGAGTAAAAGGTAGTATTGCTGGAGGTGTTAGTGGTGGTTATATATGCATTAGCATAAATAATGTTTTGTATTATGCGCATAGACTTGCTTGGTTCTATGTATACAAAAAATGGCCTCCTAAGTTTATTGATCATGTAAATGGGAACAGACTTGACAATAGGATTTCAAATCTAAGACTGGCAACAGAGGAGCAGAATGCAAGAAACATTGTAGGGAATAGGTTAAACACATCCGGTGCGATTGGAGTGTCTTGGGATAAGACAACTGGCAGGTGGAAGTCTTATGTTGGTTATAAAAATAAGACAATATCGTTAGGGTATTTCGATAGCAAAGAAGATGCAGCATTCATAGCAGCACTAGCAAGAAAGAAACTATATGGAACTTATGCGAGTAAAGCACTTAATTGCGAGCATGAGCTTTTATCTCAATTTAATAATGATGAGGATAAACTTGCGGAATATCTTAAGGAAAAATCTAAAAGGACTCGAAAGCGTGTTAAAAAAAGATAAAGGCCTGCTGGTAATCGCAGGCCTTTTTATTTGGGGGAGAGTAAATCGTGGTTGAGTTGATTTTCTCTGCATTGAGGCTTCTCGGTGCTCTGTGGATGGTGGCGACGTTCATTGTGGTTGCTGGCTGTTTTGTCCGGTTGGTAGGCGAAGGTAAAGACCTGGTGGGTGTGATTTTCGGTAGCATTTTCCTGTGGGTGATTATCGGTGTTGCGCCTGTCGCTGTAGCAAAAATGGCGTGGCGTTTTGTGAGTTGAACTGAGGGTAAGTATCGATGGACGAATCAAGAAAGCAGTTTGAAGAATGGTTTGAAAATTACACCGGATGTGATCCTAAAAATAAAATATACGCCAATATGGTTGAGATGTATTGGCAAGCGTGGCAGGCATCGCGAGCAGCTATTGAAATAACCGCGCCAAAGTTTATCGACAGCAGAGAAGCATTAACCAAAGGGTTTACTGTTGATTATTCCAATGGCTTCGGCGATGGAATGGATGCTTATGAGGAAAACATCCGCGCTGCTGGAGTCAAAGTGAAGGAGTAACGATGAAGCAGACAATCTTCCTCCGAAGTAAGCAACAACAGCAAGCCGCAATAAATGCCATCCTCTCAACTCCTCTCGATAAAGACAAGCCAGTCACGATCCGCATTACTGACTACAAGCGAAATCTTGACCAGAACGCAAAATTTCACGCGATGCTGGCGGATATCGCTCGTCAGGTTCAATGGTGCGGCAAATGGTTAAAACCGGAACAATGGAAGGTTTTGTTGATCAGCGGTCATGCAGTGGCAACAAAACAGGAAGCTGATGTTTTGCCAGGCCTTGAAGGCGAATACGTCAACATTCGCGAAAGCAGCGCGCAGATGAGCGTGAAGCGTATGGCAAGTCTGATTGAGTACACGACAGCATGGGCTATTGGTCAGGGTGTCAGATTTACCGACAGGAGGTACGAATGAGACGACAGCGACGAAGTATCACCGACATAATCTGCGAAAACTGCAAATACCTTCCAACGAAACGCTCCAGAAATAAACCCAAGCCAATCCCAAAAGAATCTGACGTTAAAACCTTCAATTACACGGCTCACCTGTGGGATATCCGGTGGCTAAGACATCGTGCGAGGAAAACAAGGTGATTGACCAAAATCGAAGTTACGAACAAGAAAGCGTCGAGCGAGCTTTAACGTGCGCTAACTGCGGTCAGAAGCTGCATGTGCTGGAAGTTCACGTGTGTGAGCTCTGCTGTGCAGAACTGATGAGCGATCCGAATAGCTCAATGTACGAGGAAGAAGACGATGGCTAAACCAGCGCGAAGACGATGTAAAAACGATGAATGTCGGGAATGGTTTCACCCTGCATTCGCCAATCAGTGGTGGTGCTCTCCAGAGTGTGGAACCAAGATAGCACTCGAACGACGAAGCAAAGAACGCGAAAAAGCGGAAAAGGAAGTAGAGAAGAAACGACGACGAGAGGAGCAGAAACAGAAAGATAAACTTAAGATTCGAAAACTCGCCTTAAAGCCCCGCAGTTACTGGATTAAACAAGCCCAACAAGCCGTAAACGCCTTCATCAGAGAAAGAGACCGCGACTTACCATGTATCTCGTGCGGAACGCTCACGTCTGCTCAGTGGGATGCCGGGCATTACCGGACAACTGCTGCGGCACCTCAACTCCGATTTGATGAACGCAATATTCACAAGCAATGCGTGGTGTGCAACCAGCATAAAAGCGGAAATCTCGTTCCGTATCGCGTCGAACTGATTAACCGGATCGGGCAGGAAGCAGTAGACGAAATCGAATCAAACCATAACCGCCATCGCTGGACTGTCGAAGAGTGCAAGGCGATCAAGGCAGAGTACCAACAGAAACTCAAAGACCTGCGAAATAGCAGAAGTGAGGCCGCATGACGTTCTCAGTAAAAACCATTCCAGACATGCTCGTTGAAGCATACGGAAACCAGACAGAAGTAGCACGCAGACTGAAATGTAGTCGCGGTACGGTCAGAAAATACGTTGATGATAAAGACGGGAAAATGCACGCCATCGTCAACGACGTTCTCATGGTTCATCGCGGATGGAGTGAAAGAGATGCGCTATTACGAAAGAATTGATGGCAGCAAATACCGAAATATTTGGGTAGTTGGCGATCTGCACGGATGCTACACGAACCTGATGAAAAAACTGGAGACGATAGGATTCGACACCAAAAAAGACCTGCTTATCTCGGTTGGCGATTTGGTCGATCGCGGTACAGAGAACGTCGAATGCCTGGAATTAATCACATTCCCCTGGTTCAGAGCTGTACGTGGAAACCATGAGCAAATGATGATTGATGGCTTATCAGAGCGCGGAAACGTCAATCACTGGATGCTTAATGGCGGTGGCTGGTTCTTTAATCTCGATTACGACAAAGAAATTCTGGCTAAAGCTATTGCCCATAAAGCAGATGAACTTCCGTTAATCATCGAACTGGTGAGCAAAGATAAAAAATATGTCATCTGCCACGCCGATTATCCTTGTGACGAATACGAGTTTGGAAAGCCAGTTGATCATCAGCAGGTAATCTGGAACCGAGAACGAATCAGCAACTCACAAGACGGGATCGTGAAAGAAATTAAAGGCGCGGACACGTTCATCTTTGGTCATACGCCAGCAGTGAAACCGCTCAAATTTGCCAACCAGATGTATATCGATACCGGCGCAGTGTTCTGCGGAAAGCTCACATTGATTCAGGTACAGGGAGAAGGCGCGTGGGCATAAGAGAACTAAACCTCACCAAAGAACAGCATGATTGGCTGAATGGCTGGCTTGAACTGTGGGGTGCATGGGTTTATTCAGGCCGCCTGGAAAAGCGCATGAGCAGCGTAATAGCGAAGTTCATGGAGAGCGTAGAGCCGGGAAGAGTTATGACAAGGCCAATGTGTAATGATGATGATGGAATGTTGATTTCTCAGGTCGTCGATTCCGTCATGTACATTGACAAGAAAGCCTTTGGCATCCTCCTCAGCTACTACGCTCATGGTTCATCTAAGCGAGCAATTGCATCCTACTATCACGCGACTGCAAAGCCACGCAAAATGTGTGGACGTGGTGGCAAGGGATGGAGAAAACCTTCAATGGCAACCTGTAGAAACGAAATTGACGACATCCTGAAAGCGTCGTTATTTGTTTTGTACCAGCCAATGCAAAATGCTTTCAAAATGCGTAAACGTGTTGAGAAAGTTAAGCATGTTGCTGTTAAAAGCCTTGACATGCAATTATCTATTTAGCCATAATTAGAAGGTAAGCTGCCGTTAGTGACTCTTAAGTTGCAACGGTGGCTTTTTTTATTTGGGTCAGTCGTATAAAGGTCATTACGGAAGGCTGTTAACCTTCTTATCGTGGTTCGAGTCCACGCTGTCCCGCCAAACATGCTGGTTTAGCTCCAATGGTAGAGCAGTCGCCTTGTAAGCGAATGGGTAGCGGTTCAAGTCCGTTAACCAGCACCATAACTGAGCCGTAGCCACTGGCTATCCTGAATTCATCAGTGATAGTTACGCTGCGGCCTTCTTTTTTCCCTTCCCAATATAAGAACTACGCAATCCGTTACTGGCGGAGGCGTTGCTATGAAATCAATGGACAAAATCTCAACTGGCATTGCCTACGGCACCTCCGCAGGCAGTGCTGGCTACTGGTTTTTACAGTGGCTTGATCAGGTCAGTCCGTCACAGTGGGCTGCGATTGGTGTACTGGGGAGTCTGGTTCTGGGCTTCCTGACATATCTGACTAACCTGTATTTCAAAATCAGAGAGGACCGTCGTAAGGCTGCACGGGGAGAGTAATTCAATGACTCAAAACTATGAACTGATTGTGAAAGGGATCCGCAATTTTGAGAATAAAGTTACGGTAACTTTAGCGTTACGGGACAAAAAACGCTTTGACGGTGAAATTTTTGACCTGGACATCTCGCTGGACCGTGTTGAAGGTGCCGCGCTGGGGTTTTATGAGGCAGCAGCCAGAAGGAGCATCAGACAGGTCTTCCTGGATGTTGCTGCCGGGTTATGTGAAGGGGATGAGCAGTCGCCGGAAAAGCGCCCCGTAATTTTAGATGCGCAGAATGTGTGGATAACCTACAAAGGAAAGCTACCAGGAATAATTACTGGTTCTCTGAAGACTCCTCCGGAATCACAACATTAAGTCACTGACCGGAACAGATAAACCTGTCCGTGGGCAGAAACCGATAAATCCTGATAAATATCCATGAACGCAAAAATCAGATACGGCCTGTCGGCTGCCGTTCTGGCACTGATTGCCGTCGGTGCGCCCGCGCCTGATATTCTCGACCAGTTTCTGGATGAAAAAGAAGGTAACCACACAACGGCATACCGCGATGGGTCCGGCATCTGGACCATCTGTCGGGGTGCCACGATGGTGGATGGAAAACCCGTTTTTCCCGGTATGAAACTGTCGAAGGAAAAATGCGACCAGGTCAACGCCATTGAGCGTGATAAGGCGCTGGCATGGGTGGAGCGCAATATTAAAGTACCACTGACCGAACCACAGAAAGCGGGTATAGCGTCATTCTGTCCCTATAACATTGGCCCCGGTAAGTGTTTCCCGTCGACGTTTTATAAGCGGCTGAATGCCGGTGATCGTAAGGGCGCATGCGAGGCGATTCGCTGGTGGATAATAGATGGTGGGCGCGATTGCCGCATACGTTCAAATAACTGCTATGGACAGGTTATTCGTCGTGACCAGGAAAGCGCATTAGCCTGTTGGGGGATAGATCAGTGAGCAGAGTCGCCGCGATTATTTATGCTCTGGTTATCTGCATCATCGTCTGTCTGTCATGGGCTGTTAATCATTACCGTGATAACGCCATTACCTATAAAGAACAGCGCGATAAAGCCACGTACATCATCGCTGACATGCAGAAGCGTCAACGTGACGTAGCAGAACTCGATGCCAGATATACAAAGGAGCTTGCTGATGCTAACGCGACTATCGAAAGTCTCCGTGCTGATGTTTCTGCTGGGCGTAAGCGCCTGCAAGTCGCCGCCACCTGTGCAAAGTCAACGACCGGAGCCAGCGGCATGGGCGATGGAGAAAGCCCAGGACTTACAGCAGATGCTGAACTCAATTATTACCGTCTCCGAAGTGGAATCGACAAGATAACCGCGCAGGTTAACTACCTGCAGGAATACATCAGGACGCAATGTCTGAATTAATTTTTTTGCAAATCACAAAGTCCATTTAATGAGCCTCGCGATGCGGGGCTTTTTGCAATAAATGCGTACCGCAACGCATGTTTTTTACACCGAACCTGCCCCTTTGGAATGGGCCTTTGAGGATACCAGTTAGTGCTGGCGAGCCTCGGTGGGCTGGTTTCCTGTGCGGCAAAGGTTCATTTCAAAGAGTAGGTACACGCTATGAAATCATTAACCCTCTTCAATCAACCAATTCGTATCGGTGAAGATGGCATGATCTGCCTCACTGATATGTGGAAAGCCAGTGGTAAAAGTGAATCTGAATCGCCTTACCACTACCTGCGAAACAAGCAGACCAAAGAGTTCTTAGCCGAGCTGGAGAAAAACCACGAATCTGTGGTTTTTACTGAGCGCGGTGTACACGGTGGAACATATGGCGGGAAGTTTGTTGCTTACGATTATGCGGCTTGGTTAAACCCCGGGTTCAAGTACGCGGCCTATAAAGTCCTCGATGACTACTTCACCGGAGAACTTCAGCATCGCAACAGCTTAAGTGCGCAGCTCAACATGAAATGTCATGAGTTTGACCAGAAGAAAGACATGGCGAGCTTCTGCGGACAAGGGCTGGCAGCATGGCGCTATACGAAGCCAGTGTTGGTCGCTGAGATTAACTCCCTGGCTAACCAGCTGCAGATTACGATCCCCGGGCTTCCGGGATGAGTGATCGTGTTATTGAATGCGCCTCCAGAGCGGGGCGCGACTTCTCAGAGTTCATGAAAGGCGAGAAGGGCATGATGGAAGCATTGGCCTCGGTGGATGAGTTTGGCGAGCAGCTGCGCCTCAACGGCTGTGTCAATCATCACTTTGTTAGCTACATGATGCGGAACTCGATCATGCAGGCATTCATGGACATGGCAAAAGCCGAGAGGAAAGAAGAGCGCCGGCGTAAGCGAGCGGAAGCAAAAGCGAAGTAGCCATTACAAAGCCTATCTACGGGTGGGCTTTGATAATGGCTTATACCCTACACGGGATAACTTAACTGATATCCCTTTTAAAGGATAAAGGTATTCAAGCCTGACACATCATGCGCTGTATCGTCGCCGTATTCCCGTATTAACAGAGACCATAGCCCGACGGGGAACTCTTTCTGCGCGAGTGTGCGGGAATAATCAAAAACGATGCACACCGGGTTTTTACCGCGTTTATGGTTCGCGGGTTTGTCCCTCATGCTCGCCAGTCCTGTGCGAGGGTGGAAGAAACCGGATATTAATGCAAGTGATAAACATTCTCATTTTCTCGGGTCCTTTCCGGCGATCTGACAGGCTACGGGGCGGCAGGCGCGCGGGTTTTCGCTATTTATGAAAATTTTCCGGTTTAAGGCGTTTCCGTTCTTCTTCTCCGTAACTTCATGTTTTTATTTAAAACACTCTCTGAAAAGAAAGGAAACGACAGGTGCTGAAAACGAACTTTTGGGCCTCTGTCGTTTCCTTTCTCTGTTTTGGGCCGTGGAATGAACAATGGAAGTCAACAAAAAGCAGCTGGCTGACATTTTCGGTGCGAGTATCCGTACCATTCAGAACTGGCAGGAACAGGGAATGCCCGTTCTGCGAGGCGGTGGCAAGGGTAATGAGGTGCTTTATGACTCTGCCGCCGTTATAAAATGGTATGCCGAAAGGGATGCTGAAATTGAGAACGAAAAGCTGCGCCGGGAGGTTGAAGAACTGCTGCAGGCCAGCGAGGCAGATCTCCAGCCAGGGACTATTGAGTACGAACGCCATCGACTTACGCGTGCGCAGGCCGACGCACAGGAACTGAAGAATGCCAGAGACTCCGCTGAAGTGGTGGAAACCGCATTCTGTACTTTCGTGCTGTCGCGTATCGCAGGTGAAATTGCCAGTATTCTCGACGGGATCCCCCTGTCGGTGCAGCGGCGTTTTCCGGAACTGGAAAACCGACATGTTGATTTCCTGAAACGGGATATCATCAAAGCCATGAACAAAGCAGCCGCGCTGGATGAACTGATACCGGGGTTGCTGAGTGAATATATCGAACAGTCAGGTTAACAGGCTGCGGCATTTTGTCCGCGCCGGGCTTCGCTCACTGTTCCGGCCGGAGCCACAGACCGCCGTTGAATGGGCGGATGCTAATTACTATCTCCCGAAAGAATCCGCATACCAGGAAGGGCGCTGGGAAACACTGCCCTTTCAGCGGGCCATCATGAATGCGATGGGCAGTGACTACGTCCGCGAGGTGAATGTGGTGAAGTCTGCCCGTGTTGGTTATTCCAAAATGCTGCTGGGTGTTTATGCCTACTTCATAGAGCATAAGCAGCGCAACACCCTTATCTGGTTGCCGGCGGATGGTGATGCCGAGAACTTTATGAAAACCCACGTTGAGCCGACCATCCGCGATATTCCGTCGCTGCTGGCGCTGGCTCCGTGGTATGGCAAAAAGCACCGGGATAACACGCTCACCATGAAGCGTTTTTCCAATGGTCGTGGCTTCTGGTGCCTGGGCGGTAAAGCGGCAAAAAACTACCGTGAAAAGTCAGTGGATGTGGCGGGTTATGATGAACTTGCTGCCTTTGATGATGATATTGAACAGGAAGGCTCTCCGACGTTCCTGGGCGATAAGCGTATTGAAGGCTCGGTCTGGCCAAAGTCCATCCGTGGCTCCACGCCCAAAGTGAGAGGCACCTGCCAGATTGAGCGTGCTGCCAGTGAATCCCCGCATTTTATGCGTTTTCATGTTGCCTGCCCGCACTGCGGGGAGGAGCAGTACCTTAAATTTGGCGATAAAGAGACGCCGTTTGGCCTCAAATGGACGCCGGATGACCCCTCCAGCGTGTTTTATCTCTGCGAGCATAACGCCTGCGTCATCCGTCAGCAGGAGCTGGACTTCACTGATGCCCGTTATATCTGCGAAAAGACCGGGATCTGGACCCGTGATGGCATTCTCTGGTTTTCGTCATCCGGTGAAGAGATTGAGCCGCCGGACAGCGTGACTTTCCACATCTGGACGGCGTACAGCCCGTTCACCACCTGGGTGCAGATTGTCAAAGACTGGATGAAGACGAAAGGGGATACGGGAAAACGTAAAACCTTCGTGAACACCACGCTCGGTGAGACATGGGAAGCGAAAATCGGTGAACGTCCGGATGCTGAAGTGATGGCAGAGCGGAAAGAGCATTATTCAGCGCCCGTTCCTGACCGTGTGGCTTACCTGACTGCCGGTATCGACTCCCAGCTGGATCGCTACGAAATGCGCGTATGGGGATGGGGGCCGGGTGAGGAAAGCTGGCTGATTGACCGGCAGATTATTATGGGCCGCCACGACGATGAACAGACGCTGCTGCGTGTGGATGAGGCCATCAATAAAACCTATACCCGCCGGAATGGTGCAGAGATGTCGGTATCCCGTATCTGCTGGGATACTGGCGGGATTGACCCGACCATCGTGTATGAACGCTCGAAAAAACATGGGCTGTTCCGGGTGATCCCCATTAAAGGGGCATCCGTCTACGGAAAGCCGGTGGCCAGCATGCCACGTAAGCGAAACAAAAACGGGGTTTACCTTACCGAAATTGGTACGGATACCGCGAAAGAGCAGATTTATAACCGCTTCACACTGACGCCGGAAGGGGATGAACCGCTTCCCGGTGCCGTTCACTTCCCGAATAACCCGGATATTTTTGATCTGACCGAAGCGCAGCAGCTGACTGCTGAAGAGCAGGTCGAAAAATGGGTGGATGGCAGGAAAAAAATACTGTGGGACAGCAAAAAGCGACGCAATGAGGCACTCGACTGCTTCGTTTATGCGCTGGCGGCGCTGCGCATCAGTATTTCCCGCTGGCAGCTGGATCTCAGTGCACTGCTGGCGAGCCTGCAGGAAGAGGATGGTGCAGCAACCAACAAGAAAACACTGGCAGATTACGCCCGTGCCTTATCCGGAGAGGATGAATGACGCGACAGGAAGAACTTGCCGCTGCCCGTGCGGCACTGCATGACCTGATGACAGGTAAACGGGTGGCAACGGTACAGAAAGACGGACGGAGAGTGGAGTTTACGGCCACTTCCGTGTCTGACCTGAAAAAATACATTGCGGAGCTGGAAGTGCAGACCGGCATGACACAGCGACGCAGGGGGCCTGCAGGATTTTATGTATGAAAACGTCCACCATTCCCACCCTTCTGGGGCCGGACGGCATGACATCGCTGCGTGAATATGCCGGTTATCACGGCGGTGGCAGCGGATTTGGTGGGCAGTTGCGGGCGTGGAACCCACCGGGTGAAAGTGTGGATGCTGCCCTGTTGCCCAACTTTACCCGTGGCAATGCCCGCGCAGACGATCTGGTACGCAATAACGGCTATGCCGCCAACGCCATCCAGCTGCATCAGGATCATATCGTCGGGTCTTTTTTCCGGCTCAGTCATCGCCCAAGCTGGCGTTATCTGGGCATCGGGGAGGAAGAATCCCGTGCCTTTTCCCGCGAGGTTGAAGCGGCATGGAAAGAGTTTGCCGAGGATGACTGCTGCTGCATTGACGTTGAGCGAAAACGCACGTTTACCATGATGATTCGGGAAGGTGTGGCCATGCACGCCTTTAACGGTGAACTGTTCGTTCAGGCCACCTGGGATACCAGTCCGTCGCGGCTTTTCCGGACACAGTTCCGGATGGTCAGCCCGAAGCGCATCAGCAACCCGAACAATACCGGCGACAGCCGGAACTGCCGTGCCGGTGTGCAGATTAATGACAGCGGTGCGGCGCTGGGATATTACGTCAGCGAGGACGGCTATCCTGGCTGGATGCCGCAGAAATGGACATGGATACCCCGTGAGTTACCCGGCGGGCGCGCCTCGTTCATTCACGTTTTTGAACCCGTGGAGGACGGGCAGACCCGCGGTGCAAATGTGTTTTACAGCGTGATGGAGCAGATGAAGATGCTCGACACGCTGCAGAACACGCAGCTGCAGAGCGCCATTGTGAAGGCGATGTATGCCGCCACCATTGAGAGTGAGCTGGATACGCAGTCAGCGATGGATTTTATTCTGGGCGCGAACAGTCAGGATCAGCGGGACAGGCTGACCAGCTGGATTGGTGAAATTGCCGCGTATTACGCCGCAGCACCGGTCCGTCTGGGAGGCGCAAAAGTGCCGCACCTGATGCCGGGGGACTCACTGAACCTGCAGACGGCTCAGGACACGGATAACGGCTACTCCGTGTTTGAGCAGTCACTGTTGCGGTATATCGCTGCCGGGCTGGGTGTCTCGTATGAGCAGCTTTCCCGGAATTACGCCCAGATGAGCTACTCCACGGCACGGGCCAGTGCGAACGAGTCGTGGGCGTACTTTATGGGGCGGCGAAAATTCGTCGCATCCCGTCAGGCGAGCCAGATGTTTCTGTGCTGGCTGGAAGAGGCCATCGTTCGCCGCGTGGTGACGTTACCTTCAAAAGCGCGTTTCAGTTTTCAGGAAGCCCGCAGTGCCTGGGGGAACTGCGACTGGATAGGCTCCGGTCGTATGGCCATCGATGGTCTGAAAGAAGTTCAGGAAGCGGTGATGCTGATAGAAGCCGGGCTGAGTACCTACGAGAAAGAGTGTGCAAAACGCGGCGATGACTATCAGGAAATTTTTGCCCAGCAGGTCCGTGAAACGATGGAGCGTCGTGAAGCCGGTCTTAAACCACCCGCCTGGGCGGCTGCGGCATTTGAATCCGGGCTGCGACAATCAACAGAGGAGGAGAAGAGTGACAGCAGAGCTGCGTAATCTCCCGCATATTGCCAGCATGGCCTTTAATGAGCCGCTGATGCTTGAACCCGCCTATGCGCGGGTTTTCTTTTGTGCGCTTGCAGGCCAGCTTGGGATCAGCCGCCTGACGGATGCGGTGTCCGGCGACAGCCTGACTGCCCAGGAGGCACTCGCGACGCTGGCATTATCCGGTGATGATGACGGACCACGACAGGCCCGCAGTTATCAGGTCATGAACGGCATCGCCGTGCTGCCGGTGTCCGGCACGCTGGTCAGCCGGACGCGGGCGCTGCAGCCGTACTCGGGGATGACCGGTTACAACGGCATTATCGCCCGTCTGCAACAGGCTGCCAGCGATCCGATGGTGGACGGCATTCTGCTCGATATGGACACGCCCGGCGGGATGGTGGCGGGGGCATTTGACTGCGCTGACATCATCGCCCGTGTGCGTGACATAAAACCGGTATGGGCGCTGGCCAACGACATGAACTGCAGTGCAGGTCAGCTGCTTGCCAGTGCCGCCTCCCGGCGTCTGGTCACGCAGACCGCCCGGACAGGCTCCATCGGCGTCATGATGGCTCACAGTAATTACGGTGCTGCCCTGGAGAAACAGGGTGTGGAAATCACGCTGATTTACAGCGGCAGCCATAAGGTGGATGGCAATCCCTACAGCCATCTTCCGGATGACGTCCGGGAAACACTGCAGTCCCGGATGGATGCAACCCGCCGGATGTTTGCGCAGAAGGTGTCGGCATATACCGGCCTGTCTGTGCAGGCTGTGCTGGATACCGAGGCTGCAGTGTACAGCGGTCAGGAGGCCATTGATGCCGGACTGGCTGATGAACTTGTTAACAGCACCGATGCGATCACCGTCATGCGTGATGCACTGGATGCACGTAAATCCCGTCTCTCAGGAGGGCGAATGACCAAAGAGACTCAATCAACAACTGTTTCAGCCACTGCTTCGCAGGCTGACGTTACTGACGTGGTGCCAGCGACGGAGGGCGAAAACGCCAGCGCGGCGCAGCCGGACGTGAACGCGCAGATCACCGCAGCGGTTGCGGCAGAAAACAGCCGCATTATGGGGATCCTCAACTGTGAGGAGGCTCACGGACGCGAAGAACAGGCCCGCGTGCTGGCAGAAACCCCCGGTATGACCGTGGAAATGGCCCGCCGCATTCTGGCCGCAGCACCACAGAGTGCACAGGCGCGCAGTGACACTGCGCTGGATCGTCTGATGCAGGGGGCACCGGCACCGCTGGCTGCAGGTAACCCGGCATCTGATGCCGTTAACGATTTGCTGAACACACCAGTGTAAGGGATGTTTATGACGAGCAAAGAAACCTTTACCCATTACCAGCCGCTGGGCAACAGTGACCCGGCTCATACCGCAACCGCGCCCGGCGGATTGAGTGCGAAAGCGCCTGCAATGACCCCGCTGATGCTGGACACCTCCACCCGTAAGCTGGTTGCGTGGGATGGCACCACCGACGGTGCTGCCGTTGGCATTCTGGCGGTTGCTGCTGACCAGACCAGCACCACGCTGACGTTCTACAAGTCCGGCACGTTCCGTTATGAGGATGTGCTCTGGCCGGAGGCTGCCAGCGACGAGACGAAAAAACGGACCGCGTTTGCCGGAACGGCAATCAGCATCGTTTAACTTTACCCTTCATCACTAAAGGCCGCCTGTGCGGCTTTTTTTACGGGATTTTTTTATGTCGATGTACACAACCGCCCAGCTGCTGGCGGCAAATGAGCAGAAATTTAAGTTTGATCCGCTGTTTCTGCGTCTCTTTTTCCGTGAGAGCTATCCCTTCACTACGGAGAAAGTCTATCTCTCACAAATTCCTGGACTGGTAAACATGGCGCTGTACGTTTCGCCGATTGTTTCCGGTGAGGTTATCCGTTCCCGTGGCGGCTCCACCTCTGAATTTACGCCGGGATATGTCAAACCCAAGCATGAGGTGAATCCGCAGATGACCCTGCGTCGCCTGCCGGATGAAGATCCGCAGAATCTGGCGGACCCGGCTTACCGCCGCCGTCGCATCATCATGCAGAACATGCGTGACGAAGAGCTGGCCATTGCCCAGGTGGAAGAGATGCAGGCAGTTTCTGCCGTGCTCAAGGGCAAATACACCATGACCGGTGAAGCCTTCGATCCGGTTGAGGTGGATATGGGCCGCAGTGCGGCCAACAACATCACGCAGTCCGGCGGCACGGTGTGGAGCAAGCGTGACAAGTCCACGTATGACCCGACCGACGATATCGAAGCCTACGCGCTGAACGCCAGCGGTGTGGTGAATATCATCGTGTTTGACCCGAAAGGCTGGGCGCTGTTCCGTTCCTTCAAGGCCGTCAGGGAGAAGCTGGATACCCGTCGCGGCTCTCATTCCGAGCTGGAGACAGCGGTAAAAGACCTGGGCAAAGCGGTGTCCTATAAGGGAATGTATGGCGATGTGGCCATCGTCGTGTATTCCGGACAGTACGTGGAAAACGGCGTCAAAAAGAACTTCCTGCCGGACAACACGATGGTGCTGGGGAACACTCAGGCTCGCGGTCTGCGCACCTATGGCTGCATTCAGGATGCGGATGCATTGAGTGAGGGTATTAATGCGTCTCCCCGTTATCCGAAAAACTGGAAGACATCCGGCGATCCGGCGCGTGAGTTCACCATGATTCAGTCAGCACCGCTGATGCTGCTGGCTGATCCTGATGAGTTCGTGTCCGTACAACTGGCGTAATCATGGCCCTTCGGGGCCATTGTCTCTCTGTGGAGAAGTCCATGACGAAAGATGAACTGATTGCCCGTCTCCGCTCGCTGGGTGAGCAACTGAACCGCGATGTCAGTTTGACGGGAACGAAAGAAGAACTGGCGCTCCGTGTGGCAGAGCTGGAAGAGGAGCTTGATGACACTACCGATCAGGATACCCCTATCAGCCCGGAAAATGCGCTGACCGGACATGAAAATGAGGTTGTATCAGCGCAGCCGGATACCGTGACTGATACGGCTGATCTGGTCACGGTTGTGGCACTGGTGACGCTGCATACTGATGCACTTCACGCCACGCGGGATGAACCTGTGGCATTTGTGCTGCCGGGAACGGCGTTTCGTGTCTCTGCCGGTGTGGCAGCTGAAATGACAGAGCGTGGCCTGGCCAGAATGCAATAACGGGAGGCGCTGTGGCTGATTTCGATAACCTGTTCGATGCTGCCATTGCCCGCGCCGATGAAACGATACGCGGGTACATGGGAACGTCAGCCACCATGACATCCGGTGAGCTGTCCGGTGCTGTGATACGTGGTGTTTTTGATGACCCTGAAAATATCAGCTATGCCGGACAGGGGGTGCGCGTTGAAGGCTCCAGCCCGTCCCTGTTTGTCCGGACTGATGATGTGCGGCAGCTGCGGCGTGGAGACACGCTGACCATCGGTGAGGAAAATTTCTGGGTAGATCGGGTTTCGCCGGATGATGGCGGAAGTTGTCATCTCTGGCTTGGACGGGGCGTACCGCCTGCCGTTAACCGTCGCCGCTGAAAGGGGGATGTATGGCCATAAAAGGTCTTGAGCAGGCCGTTGAAAACCTCAGCCGTATCAGCAAAACGGCGGTGCCCGGTGCCGCCGCAATGGCCATTAACCGCGTTGCTTCATCCGCGATATCGCAGTCTGCGTCACAGGTTGCCCGTGAGACAAAGGTACGCCGGAAACTGGTAAAGGAAAGGGCCAGGCTGAAAAGGGCCACGGTCAAAAATCCGCAGGCCAGAATCAAAGTTAACCGGGGGGATTTGCCCGTAATCAAGCTGGGTAATGCGCGGGTTGTCCTGTCCCGCCGCAGGCGTCGTAAAAAGGGGCAGCGTTCATCCCTGAAAGGTGGCGGCAGCGTGCTTGTGGTGGGTAACCGTCGTATTCCCGGCGCGTTTATTCAGCAACTGAAAAATGGCCGGTGGCATGTCATGCAGCGTGTGGCCGGGAAAAACCGTTACCCCATTGATGTGGTGAAAATCCCGATGGCGGTGCCGCTGACCACGGCGTTTAAACAAAATATTGAGCGGATACGGCGTGAACGTCTTCCGAAAGAGCTGGGCTATGCGCTGCAGCATCAACTGAGGATGGTAATAAAGCGATGAAACATACTGAACTCCGTGCAGCCGTACTGGATGCACTGGAGAAGCATGACACCGGGGCGACGTTTTTTGATGGTCGCCCCGCTGTTTTTGATGAGGAAGATTTTCCGGCAATTGCCGTTTATCTCACCGGCGCTGAATACACGGGCGAAGAGCAGGACAGCGATACCTGGCAGGCGGAGCTGCATATCGAAGTTTTCCTGCCTGCTCAGGTGCCGGATTCAGAGCTGGATGCGTGGATGGAGTCCCGGATTTATCCGGTGATGAGCGATATCCCGGCACTGTCAGATTTGATCACCAGTATGGTGGTCAGTGGCTATGACTACCGGCGCGACGATGATGCGGGCCTGTGGAGTTCAGCCGATCTGACTTATGTCATTACCTATGAAATGTGAGGACGCTATGCCTGTACCAAATCCTACAATGCCGGTGAAAGGTGCCGGGACCACCCTGTGGGTTTATAACGGGAGCGGTGACCCTTATGCGAATCCGCTTTCAGACGTTGACTGGTCGCGTCTGGCAAAAGTTAAAGACCTGACGCCCGGCGAACTGACCGCTGAGTCCTATGACGACAGCTATCTCGATGATGAAGATGCAGACTGGACTGCGACCGGGCAGGGGCAGAAATCTGCCGGAGATACCAGCTTCACGCTGGCGTGGATGCCCGGAGAGCAGGGGCAGCAGGCGCTGCTGGCGTGGTTTAATGAAGGCGATACCCGTGCCTATAAAATCCGCTTCCCGAACGGCACGGTCGATGTGTTCCGCGGCTGGGTCAGAAGTATCGGTAAGGCGGTGACGGCGAAGGAAGTGATCACCCGCACGGTGAAAGTCACCAACGTGGGACGTCCGTCGATGGCAGAAGATCGCAGCACGGTAACAGCGGCAACCGGCATGACCGTGACGCCTGCCAGAACTTCGGTGGTGAAAGGGCGGAGCATCACGCTGACCGTGGCATTCCAGCCGGAAGGCGCAACCGACAAGAGCTTCCGTGCGGTGTCTGCGGATAAAACAAAAGCCACCGTGTCGGTCAGTGGTATGACCATCACCGTGAAAGGTGTTGCAGCAGGCAAGGTCAACATTCCGGTCGTATCCGGTAATGGTGAGTTTGCTGCGGTTGCAGAAATCAACGTCACCGACAGTTAATCCGGAGAGTCAGCGATGTTCCTGAAAACCGAATCATTTGAATATAACGGTGTGAGCGTCACGCTTTCTGAACTGTCAGCCCTGCAGCGAATTGAGCATCTCGCCCTGCTGAAACGACAGGCAGAACAGGCGGGATCCAGTCTCAATCGACAGGTGAGCGTGGAAGATCTCGTCAGAACCGGTGCTTTTCTGGTGGCGATGTCCCTGTGGCATAGCCATCCGCAGAAGACAAAGATGCCGTCCATGAATGAAGCCGTTAAACAAATTGAGCAGGAAGTGCTTACTACCTGGCCCACAGAGGCAATTGCTCAGGCTGAAAATGTGGTAATGCGTCTGTCCGGTATGTCTGAGTTTGTGGTGAATAATGCCCCTGAACAGGCAGAGGACGCCGGGCCTGCAGAGCCTGTTTCTGCGGGAAAGTGTTCGACGGTGAGCTGAGTTTTGCCCTGAAACTGGCGCGTGAGATGGGGCGACCCGACTGGCGCGCCATGCTTGCCGGGATGTCATCCACGGAGTATGCCGACTGGCACCGCTTTTACAGTACCCATTATTTTCATGATGTTCTGCTGGATATGCACTTTTCCGGGCTGACGTACACCGTGCTCAGCCTGTTTTTCAGCGATCCGGATATGCATCCGCTGGATTTCAGTCTGCTGAACCGGCGCGAGGCTGACGAAGAGCCTGAAGATGATGTGCTGATGCAGAAAGCGGCAGGGCTTGCCGGAGGCGTTCGTTTTGGCCCGGACGGGAATGAAGTTATCCCCGCTTCCCCGGATGTGGCGGGCATGACGGAGGATGACGTAATGCTGATGACAGTATCAGAAGGGATCGCAGGAGGAGTCCGGTATGGCTGAACCGGTAGGCGATCTGGTCGTTGATTTAAGTCTGGATGCGGCCAGATTTGACGAGCAGATGGCCAGAGTCAGGCGTCATTTTTCCGGTACGGAAAGTGATGCGAAAAAAACAGCGGCAGTCGTTGAACAGTCGCTGAGCCGACAGGCACTGGCTGCACAGAAAGCGGGGATTTCCGTCGGGCAGTATAAAGCCGCCATGCGTATGCTGCCTGCACAGTTCACCGACGTGGCCACGCAGCTTGCAGGCGGGCAAAGTCCGTGGCTGATCCTGCTGCAACAGGGTGGTCAGGTGAAGGACTCCTTCGGCGGGATGATCCCCATGTTCAGGGGGCTTGCCGGTGCGATCACCCTGCCGATGGTCGGGGCCACCTCGCTGGCGGTGGCGACCGGTGCGCTGGCGTATGCCTGGTATCAGGGTAACTCAACCCTGTCCGATTTCAACAAAACGCTGGTCCTTTCCGGTAATCAGTCGGGTCTGACGGCAGATCGTATGCTGGTCCTGTCCAGAGCCGGGCAGGCGGCAGGGCTGACGTTTAACCAGACCAGCGAGTCACTCAGCGCACTGGTTAAGGCGGGGGTAAGCGGTGAGGCTCAGATTGCGTCCATCAGCCAGAGTGTGGCGCGTTTCTCCTCTGCATCCGGCGTGGAGGTGGACAAGGTCGCTGAAGCCTTCGGGAAGCTGACCACTGACCCGACGTCGGGGCTGACGGCGATGGCGCGCCAGTTCCATAACGTGACGGCGGAGCAGATTGCGTATGTTGCTCAGTTGCAGCGTTCCGGCGATGAAGCCGGGGCATTGCAGGCGGCGAACGAGGCCGCAACGAAAGGGTTTGATGACCAGACCCGCCGCCTGAAAGAGAACATGGGCACGCTGGAGACCTGGGCAGACAGGACAGCGCGGGCATTCAAATCCATGTGGGATGCGGTGCTGGATATTGGTCGTCCTGATACCGCGCAGGAGATGCTGATTAAGGCAGAGGCTGCGTTTAAGAAAGCAGACGACATCTGGAATCTGCGCAAGGATGATTATTTTGTTAACGATGAAGCGCGGGCGCGTTACTGGGATGATCGTGAAAAGGCCCGTCTTGCGCTTGAAGCCGCCCGAAAGAAGGCTGAGCAGCAGACTCAACAGGACAAAAATGCGCAGCAGCAGAGCGATACCGAAGCGTCACGGCTGAAATATACCGAAGAGGCGCAGAAGGCTTACGAACGGCTGCAGACGCCGCTGGAGAAATATACCGCCCGTCAGGAAGAACTGAACAAGGCACTGAAAGACGGGAAAATCCTGCAGGCGGATTACAACACGCTGATGGCGGCGGCGAAAAAGGATTATGAAGCGACGCTGAAAAAGCCGAAACAGTCCGGCGTGAAGGTGTCTGCGGGCGATCGTCAGGAAGACAGTGCTCATGCTGCCCTGCTGACGCTTCAGGCAGAACTCCGGACGCTGGAGAAGCATGCCGGAGCGAATGAGAAAATCAGCCAGCAGCGCCGGGATTTGTGGAAGGCGGAAAATCAGTTCGCGGTACTGGAGGAGGCGGCACAACGTCGCCAGCTGTCCGCACAGGAGAAATCCCTGCTGGCGCATAAAGATGAGACGCTGGAGTACAAACGCCAGCTGGCTGCACTTGGCGATAAGGTCACGTATCAGGAGCGCCTGAACGCGCTGGCGCAGCAAGCGGATAAATTCGCACAGCAGCAACGGGCAAAACGGGCCGCTATTGATGCGAAAAGCCGGGGGCTGACTGACCGGCAGGCAGAA